GGGGGGGGGGGGGCGGTCGGGGGGGGGGGCGTTTGGTTATGTATCGGCGCTCAGGAGGTCGGCAGGTCTGATGTGCAGGATGTTACAGAGTGCAAAGAGATTATCTGTTTTGGGCTGGCCTACGCCTCGCTCATAATAGCCGATCGTACCGGTGGTGACATCGAGCTTCTCCGCCAATTCCTTCTGCGTCAGCCCGGCGGCCTGCCGTGCCTCCCGGATGATGCGGGCAGATTCGGGATGGGGACGGGTGGACATAAGATTCACCTCGATTGATTTTTTGAAAAAGTTAATTGCAAGCAAAGAGGATGATAGCTTTATATAAAAAGGCTACGACAACAGGAGCTGCCAATGCGAACGCCATCGCCTTTTTGTTAGAGGGCTCGAACATATCGTAAAGGTCGGGGTGTCGGCGATAAAGAGCATCTGTGATCCCGTAGGCAAAAAACAGGAGGAGACAAGAGCCGAACGCTACCCCAACGGAACCGACGACAAGAGTAAGAAGATCATAAGAAGGGCTGAGGGCAACGCAGACGCTTGCCGAGAGACTTGCGAGGATGAGGAGAATTTGAAGTTTGCTTTCTTCAAGCCTTTTGGATTCTGCGCGCTCTTGGTCATAAAGTGACTTCATAAAGGCCAGCTCATTGGTGAGTTTTTCGATTTGCCAAAGGGCGCCTTGCAAAGAAAGGCTACAATGCTGGCCATCAGAATCAGAAAGTTGATTTATGTATTTTCTTAGCCGCTGAATAGACTCTTCGTAGGTGGATTTATCTTCGGGGGATAGCTTTTGCATAGCATCGGACTCTTCGCGGGCATTTGCGTTGTCATAGGGCGAAAACATGATAATCCCTCCGCATACTGATCAACCGCTTTGGTTTAGCCAGAGCGGCTATTTTTTATGCTTCCTTTGCGCCCAAGCCAGACGCAGGACATTTTTTATAACGTCCGGTGAGGACGAGGTCTTCGACATACTCCACCGCTTTGGTCTGGCCTTCGTCGTTGAGCTGATCGAAGGCTGCTAAAAGAGCGGACTGCTGGGGAGTGAGCTGCATATTGGCCTGCTGCTCAGAATCTTCCATGCCCATCAAATAAGTGGGAGTGGTATCCAAAACGATGGCGAGTTTTTCCAAAATAGAGCGTTTGAGATTGACGACAAGGCCGTTTTCATATTTGTAGATGGCTGCCTTTTGCACGCCAACTCGCGCACCCAGTTCTTCCTGCGTCATCTGGTGCTCGATGCGAAGCTGGCGTATCCGTTCGCCAGTGGTCATGAAGCATCACCTCTTTTGTTTGTTGTGTCTTAATAATACCACATAAAATCTAAAAAGCAAGAAAAAATATCTTGACAGGATTCGAGAAAGATGCTAATATCTAAGTATCCTAAAAAGATACGGAGGTGGTAGAGATGAATAAACGGAAATTGAATGCGGTGATGCAGTTACATGGCGAGTCACAACAGAACTTGGCGGAGTATCTGCAAATGAGTCTTTCCCGTCTGAATGCTAAAATCAATGAGTACCGTGGAGCACAATTTCGGCAAAATGAAATTGCGGCGATCCAAGAGCACTATGATTTGTCAGCGGAAGAGGTTAATGAAATATTTTTTGCCTCGATAGTATCCCAAAAAGATACCATCGACCCGCCGAAGAGTGCGTGAGGGAGGAGGAAAGAAGGTGTTTGCAAATCTGGTGGTGGAGCTGAAGAAGCATCACTACAGCCAGCGGGGGCTGGCGGCGTACATTGGAATCTCGGAAAGCTCGATGAATGACAAAATGAATGGCCGGACTCAATTTACCCTGCGGGAAGCAAAAGCCATTCAGGCGGTATTCGAAGGCCGTACACTGGACTACCTGTTTGAAGAAGAATGAGCACCTGTGTTGCAGCACATATGCTCAAAGGGAAAACGATTACTTTTTCTCGCTGGACTTGGACGGTCTGGTCTGTGCTAAGGCGCTGGCAGCAACGCTCTTTACTTTAGAGCCATAGCGTTTATCGCGCAAAATGGAAGACGCCTTGCCTGCGACGGCCTTGCTGGTCTGCTTTGAATTTGCCATGAAATGACCCCCTTTCTGTCGAGATATTGACAGTATAAGGGGCTGGCGGCAAAAAGGCAAACGAGCTATTTTCCCACAGAGTACCGATGATTTCATCAAAGGGACGTAAAGTGTCGTAAAGTACCATTAAGCTTCACGAGATTTTCACAACTGACCCGCCGAAGAGTGCGGGAGGGAGGAAAACATATGAACCGTTACATGATCGTGATCCCGGCGAAGAACCGGAGTTTTGTGCTCAAGTGCGACGAGGGGGACGGCGCGAAGCTGGAGACCCTGCAGAAGCTGGTGAGCGGATATGTGGAAACCGTGCCGTCGGCACTGGACGCCACCTGGGCGCGGGAAGAGGCCGACCAGCTGGTGCTGCTGGTGGACGAGGACGGCCGCCTGAAGTGCAAGGCCGCGAACCAGAAGGCCACGCGGCTTGCCCCGGCGGACGTCACGGAGAACGGCAAGCAGCCCATCGTGGGCGCTGCCGTGCTGATGTTCCAGCGGGGGGACAAGCTGATGGGCTTTAGCAAGCACGTGGCCGACACCATTTGCAGCGAGTGGCTGTGAGGAGGTGCAGGCCATGCGAAAAGCGAAGGTATGGGACGCGAGGCAGCTGCCCGCGTATCTGACCGTGGCGCAGTACGGCGAGCTGATGGGCATCTGCCCGAAGACGGTGCGGCGGATGTGTCAGCGGGGCGAGCTGCCCGCCCACAAGGAAGGGCCGAGGCTGTGGCGCATCGACAAGAACGCTGCGCTGGAGCAGCGGCAGGAGGCTATGGAAATCTGCCAGCGGAACGCCAAGAAGGCCCCGAAAAACAAAAAGCCCGCCGGTGCTGGAACACCGACGAGCTTCCGAGTGACAGGTTGAAAGGGCCTATCACCAGAATGATTTTACCACAGCGAAAGGAGAATTGCAATGAAAATGAAGATGAAGATCCGGGCGCTCTACCTGACCGGCACTGCGCTGCTGATCGGCGCGGCGGGGGTGGGCGACAGCGTCACCCTCGACGCCGTGGGCAGCTGGACGGGCGCGGCCATCCTGACCGTACTGCTGGCCGCCGGCGGCATCGTCTGCTGGGGGTATGGCCGGGGGCTTGAGATCGAGCAGTTTGAAAAGGCGCAGATGCGCCGGTACTGCCGGAAGCTGAAGAGCTGCCAGAGCGGGGCGGAAGAGGAGAACGACAAGCATAGCGCGTAAAGGAGAAGAGTGCAATGGTACGAATTGAGATCAAGAAAGTGACGAATGGGCAGGTGATGCTCGGCATAGAGGCAAAAAAAGAAGCGCCGGATGAGGTGCTGACGTGTGCCGCCCGCGGCTTTGTGGGTGTGGCAAGGCATCTGCTGGGGCCGATGGCGACCAACCCACAGTTTGCCGAGGAAATTTCGAGGGGTATCAAGGAAATGCTGCTGGATACGGAAGACCTCAAGGTAACGCGGGGCGTAGAGGGCAAAGAAGCAAAGTTTATGGCAGCGCTGTACGGAATGAATGCGGGGGAGCAGAAATGAAACTGAAAGAATACGAGCAGATCATGCGCACCGGGACGCCCAGCGACCGGGCGCGGGCCATCGCCGCAGCGAGCAACGACAAGGAGCTGAGCGAAGAGGAGTTCCACCAGCTGACGGCGCTCATTAAGGGCGCTGTCCGGCCCACTGCCCGGAAGATGACGCCGGACGAAGCAAAGCTCTGGGCAGATGTGGGCCGGGTGAACACCCGGCTGAAGCAGGAGATGGTGGCAGCCAGCTTTACGGTGCGGGCCTTGCCGGGAGACTTGCAGGAGGACGCCATCAACATCCTCTCCAAGACCGTGAGCGGGATGCTGGGAGACCTGACCCGCCTGATGGCGGAGACTGGGGAGCCGTGACAGACCGAAAGCAATGCATCCATGTTTTTGAGATAACCCGTCCGGGGTGCCTTGCTTGCGCCGGGCGGGATGAGAAGTGCAGGGAGTACAAAGAGCATGAAGAAGAACAAAATGAGCCTCACGACAGAGCTTGATCTGACGCGGGAGGGGACGGCGGAGATGACGAGGTGGTGCATCCTCATCGCGCTGCATCAGAGCTTCGGCGTTGGCGCGGCGCGGCTGAACAAGATCCTGGTCCGGGCGGAAAAGCTGGGGCAGGAGAGTCTGGATGTGGCCATGACAGCGAACGAGCGGGGGATGCCCTCGACGGACAGGAGCCTCGCTTTGCGATGCAGCTGGATGCCGGAGGGCGTGGATCCGGATTTCCGGGTGCCGGTGCTGCACAGCCCCCGCACCCGGCGGCAAGAGCAGCTGCGGATGGCGGGCAACGTGGCGGCCAGCATGGTCTGGACGCTGTGCGCCAAGGCCTGCATGGACGAGCTGGGCTTCGGCGCCGGGCGGCTGAACCGGCTGAAAGAAGAGGCGCTGGCCAACTACCGGCAGGTGAACGAAGAGGGTCACGCGGATGGGCTGGATGTGGCGATGGAGCATCTGCGCCGGTGCGCGCAGGACGCGCTGAAGGAAGAGGTCACTGTGGACGAGCAGCCGGACGAGGACCGGGTCCGGCAGAGCGAGCGGGACTACGAGAAGCAAAAGCAAGAGTTCATGAAGCGGGCCGTGATGCAGGAGCTGGGACGCCGGGCAGGGAAGGGCGGCCTGCGGGTGCTGAGCGAAAAGAAGCTGGAAGAAAAGGCTGCTGCTGCAATGGCGCAGCTGAAGGAGAATACATGGGCAAAGCGAATCTCTACACCGTAAAGGACTACCAGACCGGGGAAGTCCTCGCAAAAGGCACAGCCGGAGAGCTGGAGGCCAGCGGCATAGTGCCGAAGGGCTACCACACCAGCGAGTGGGCCAAGCGCGAGAACAACCGGACGATGGGCCGGAAGTACAACATCAGCAGCGAGCTGCTGCATCCGGAGGACAGCCCCCGGCGGGGAGAAAAAGGCCGGACGATGAATGTCTACACCTGCTACGATGCAGCCGGAAACGTAATGGGCGAGGGTACGTCCCGGGAGCTGTGGGAGGCGGTC